ACTAGAATCTGACTGGCACGAACTACAGAAAAAGTGGGGCGTGGAGCAACAAGAAAAGAAACGCAAACGAGCAATGGCAGCAGAACCATTGGTCTATTCACTTGATACGCCCGTCGGTCGTACAAATACACACCACATCAAGAGTTTGGATACTGGACATTATGGTCCCGTGTCTAGCAAGCCAGCACCAAAATACACAGGAACAAAGATTCTTGGTATCGGTACTATGCACAAGAGTAATGCTGTTCCTGTCTTTAGCGATGAGGAAGCTAAAGATATCAGCACAATGCGCCGCAACTAAAGGAGTTTAATAAACTAAAATGGCAAAAGAAGAGGGAATCAAGATGGACGGCAAGGTAGTCGATGTACTACCTAATGCTATGTTCAAAGTACAGATGAATCCTAGTAATGTAATTACTGGTTACATCAGTGGTCGTATGCGTAAGAACGACATTAAAATATTATTGGGTGATACTGTTGAAGTAGAATTCAGCCCTTACGATTTGTCAAAAGGCCGTATCACACGGCGTAGATAATGCATCTAGAGGTCATCAGTAAAGACCGTGCTACAAGATTTGTCAGGGAAACGCATTACAGCAAAGTAATGCCAAAACTAACAAAACACTTTCTTGGTTGTTTTATCAACGATCCTGATAGTGTTTTTGAGAATGACAAACTAGTCGGTGTAATCACATTAGGTTGGGGAACCAGACCCTTACACACTATTCAAAAGTTATTTGCTGGATATACCAGCGATGATTACTATGAGATAGGCAAAATGTGTATGAGTGAGGAGATGCCACGCAATAGTGAGAGTCAATTACTCAGTCTCACAATCAACTGGATGAAGAAAAATACCCCAGAAAAGAAATATCTTTTCACATGGGCAGATGGCATTGTTGGTAAACCGGGATATGTTTATCAAAGTGCTAACTTTTTGTATGGTGGATATATCTGGACTGAGGTATATGTTACTGACAAGAATGAGAAGATTCACCCAAGAACTATGCAGGGTCTAGGGGAGAAAAAAGAAGGTCAATCATATGGTTCACGACCTGATTTTACTGCACGTAAACAACTGAACTTGAGCCGTGTTTGGGGAAAGCAGTTTAGATATATCTATCCAATCAATAAAACAGCTAGAAAATACTTAAAAAATAGCACAGTAAGTTGGGATATCAACTACCCTAAGGATAAAGATTTAGTCTGGGATATACTACGCCCGGGTGAGACTACAAAAGAACAAACAACTGTCATGCCGTTCGTGCAGACAGGATACATTGAGATGCAGAAACAGTAATGCTATCCCGTATAGCATAAATACATGTTATGCGTGACATTATTACATTGCTTGAGGAAAAGAGTAAGCCTCAAGACATAGAAATCATACCTCTTAACTTCACTCCAAATGAAGTTAGTCCTGTACTGTCCAAAGATACATTGGATTTACATTACGGGAAATTAGCCCACGGTTACGCTGAACGCTACAACAACAAAGAGGGTGATAGAGATTTTAACTATGCAGGTGCTTTTCTGCATAATACATTATTCCCACAGTTCCGTGAAGTAAGAAACATCAACAAGCCCAACGGCCCTATGTTTGGCTTCATCAATAAGCACTACAGTGATTATGATAATATGAAGTCTGAGTTTGAGACTGAGGCCATGAAGATACAGGGTAGTGGTTGGATATATCTAGCAACAGACGGCAAGATTAAAACAATACCTAATCACCAAGTACGCAATGACATATTGTTATTGATTGACTGGTGGGAACATGCGTGGATACTAGATTACGGCAGTGACAAGAAAAAGTATCTAAAAGAACAATGGAAAATCATAAACTGGAATGTGATCAATACTAGGTGGGGTAAAAGTTTATGAGAGCCACAGAATTCATCACTGAAGTATTTACTAGTAATGTTCCCAGTGAAGTAGTTAGAGCAACTTCAGACTTATACACCACTAAAGCTACAATAGGTGGTCGTGTTATTGTTTTTAATGCTTCACAGTATGACGATGATGAAGGTAAATCAGTATGGGAAATAGACTTTACTGAATATGAAAAAGACGGAACTGGTACGACTTTTAGAAAGACTGGTTCTGGTAATGAGTTACAAGTATTCTCATTTGTCATTGAGTCAATCAAAGATTTGATTTCTAGCTATCATCCTGATCAACTTACATTTACTTCACACAAAGCAGATGACAATAGAACTAAATTATACCAGCGTATGTTGAATAGGATCAAAGTACCCGGTTACCACGCAGCACCTATTGATTCAGGTGAGTATGATGACTACTTCAAGATCGTAAAAGATAATTTAGATGAAGCAGAAGTAGCTACTAAGAATAGTAATGAGATTTGGAGACAACTTAAAGCAGCCGGATATCATCATGTTGGAAGCGGCGCTGATGCTACTGTCTTTGCCAAAGATGATAGCCATGTGATCAAGATATTGATGCCAGAAGATGCAGGTAGCAAAGCTGAACAAGTATTTCGTAAGTTCTATGAATTCTCAATGGCACATCAAGATTTACCATGTGTTCCTAGATTCAATGAAGTGAACACTATTGATATCAATGGAAAAGACTATACACAGATTGAGATGGAAAGATTATCTCCAATAGAAAAAGGTGGTTTCTTACAAGGTATGATTTGGTTATTAAGTGATTATGTTAGTAAAAATACACCATGGTCAACTGTAGAAAGTGAACTAACAAATGAACACCCGTGGTATTTTTTTAGTCCAAATTATTCCGGTACCTTTGCTAGAACATGGAAAAGTCTAGTAGAAAATCCTGCAAGTGAAAAAACCTACAGTATGTACAAACAGCTATATACTGTGATGCAGTTATTATATAGTACAGGTAATATCAACAAATTTGGATGGGATTTGCATACGGCAAATGTCATGCAACGAGGTAACGGACAACCAGTGATAATTGATCCGTGGTTTAGTGAAGGGACATCATAATATGAACTTAACAGTTACAGAAAACGCAATAGCAAAAATAGTAGAAGTAATAGCAGAAGAAGGAAATCCTGCATTGAGATTACGCATGTACGTGCAAGGTGGAGGATGCTCGGGAATGAGTTATGGGTTCACCCTAGATGAAGTGCAAAATGAAGATGATTGGGCTATTCCAGCCGGATCTACTACGATCTTAGTAGATAGCATGAGTATGCAATATGTTGCAGGCGCGGAAGTTGATTTCAAAGATGATTTATCCGGTAGTCAATTCACTATTAGTAACCCAAATGCACAGACAACTTGCGGCTGTGGCAGCAGTTTTCAGCCAGATTATGACATGATGGAGCATTATTGATTTAGTCCCTATTGATAAATACATAATAAGGATTAACCATGGCAATTTCAGGCATAGAAAACATCAATATAGGGTTACAGAATCAAGCCGCAGGCAGTGATTCATTGTACACGGCCTTTAATAAATCTCAAAATAATTTTACTACACTATTTTCCTGTGCAAGTCCAACTACAAATTTTGTAGCTGGCAATGGGGTAGCTGTATCTTATAGTAATAGTAACACATATCTGACTATCACTAACACCGGTGTTACTAATTTAGTAGCCGGTGATAGTAGTATTGTGTTAACACAATCTAATGGAAATATAACAATTACCGCACCGGGCGGTGGTAATGGTGGCGGTGGCGTATCAAACATTGATGTAGTGGGTGCAGCCAGTGGTGCTAGAATTACATCAACAGGTGGCCCTATTATTACTAGTGGTATCATCACACTAGATTTAGCAACTTCGGGAGTCAATCCTGGTACTTATACGTATCCTACAGTAACAGTTGATTCATATGGGCGTGTTACCAGTATAGCAAATGCAGCATCACTGGGTACAGTTTCAAGTGTAGGAGTAGTAACAACTGGTGCAGGAATACAGATATCTGGTAGTCCTGTAACTACTTCAGGAAATATCACAATTATTAATACTGGCGTTACCAGACTGAATGCAGGGTCTGGAATATCACTAAGTAGTAGCAACGGAAATATCACAGTTTCTACATCAGCAGTATCAACAGGCGTTACTAGCGTAGGTATATCTAGCACATCATTAACTGTAACCAATAGTCCAATAACATCGACTGGCACTATGACAGTTGATTTACCTACTAACACTTCTATTGTAGGTAATTTAACTGTTGGTAATAATTCAACTGTGACTGGAAATATAACTGCTGCTAATACAATAACTACATCATATGCAATTGGATCAGTTGGTACAGGAATATCAGCAGCAGGCACCGTACAAGCTAATGCCACCTCAATTACTAAAGACAATAATATTGTCTCTACAGTCGTTACTGGAGCAGGTGTCATATTGCCAACGTCAGTTCCTGGCATGAGAATCTATATTAAAAATGCGTCAGCTAATGCATTGTTAGTATACCCAACGGCCAATGTGGTAATTAATTCATTATCAGCAAATGCAGCTTATTCGCAAGGTGCAAATGCTAGTACTTTCTATGTTGCTGCAACTACCACTCAGTGGTATAGTTACTAAAAATATAATGGTTAGATAAAATCTAACTAAATATTTGAATGGAACATCCATTCTTAGACAGAAAACAATTGTCCGAAAAGACACTTGAAGAAATTCAGACCGATATAACCGGCTTGATGAACAAATTAAACTTTGCCTATAGAATGGGTAATCGTCCATTAATCAATCAACTTACTATGGTAATTGAAAGCTATCGCAGAGAAGCTGGCGAGAAACTCGATAAGGTTATGGAAAAACAAAACCTCAAGAGTCAAGTATCAATACAAAAAGAGGATGAAATTGGCAACAAAAATAGAACGTGAATTCGCATTCCAAGCTGCGGTACACTTTGAAGGAAACTTCTTAATGACCGTATACGAACTTTCATTAGGTATGGAAGTTGATACAGCATCTATTAAAGAACAAAATATAGCTATGGATAGAATAACTTTCTTCTTGGGTGAATGTTTAGAAAATAGTGTATTCGTTGAACATGCTGACAAAAAAGCTATAGAAAAATATCTACAAGCTGATATCAAAGTATGTACACTTCCAGAAGAACCATACGATCAAATCATAACTATTCTACTATTACTTAAACTCAATGCTATTACCGAAGGTAAACTTCATGTGAATAGTATCTCACTACGTTCTGGACTAAGTGATGATGTTAAGTTTATCTATGATATAGAAACTGCTAGCAATCACCCGTTTGGTAATAAAGCCTGGTGGACTGAATGTACCACAACCATGTCTGACGTAACCAAAACTAACAAAAAAGATAAAATAGTCAAACTAATCAAACAGCATTGTGATTGGACAAGCGTTGGTTTAGATTGGGAACAAAAAGAATATAAAACTACTGAAATTATTTTTCAGGATAAACAACCATAACTGTTGATTTGCTCAATAGTCTATGTTACAATACATAGATGAAAATTGATATTTATGGGCAAATTATTCTCACAGAAAATGACCTCTGTGATCTATACATGCGTGACCCGTTACGAACTATCAAAGGTTGTCTTGTAGATAAACAAATAAAGCTAGATGATATTTTTCTGTCTAACGAAAATCTACCCATTCTAGTAGAATATGTTGACAGTAAGTTATCAATGGAAGAATTTGATAACAAGAATCAATTACAATGGTATATGCCCATAGAATATCAAGAGATGGATATTGCTAAGTGGGTATTGGATCAATGTAAAAACGAAGAAGAACTACAACGTGCAGGTGATGAACTATTGAAGTTCCACGATAGAAACATGTTCCCATTATTACAATATCTAAAGTATCTAGTTGACACAATGCGTAGAAACAATATAGTCTGGGGTGTTGGTCGTGGCAGTAGCGTAGCTAGCTTTGTATTGTTTTTGATAGGGATTCACAGAATAAATAGTTTATACTACCAACTGTCGGTAGATGAATTTTTAAAATAAGGAGATAATAATGGCTACACATAGAACAGCAATGGGAAAAAGTGTCGATATGTCTGCGATTCTAGCTAGGAATGAAAAAACTAGAGCCGTAGGTAACATGAGTGTCAACGCAAGGGGTGACACGATTGATGCACATGGAAGAATTGTTAAACCAGTAACTGCAAAAGTAAATGAAGCATACGGAAAAACAGTAGGCAATCGTTCTGCACAAGCAGCAAAAAACATACCAAAACCGCAACCAAAGATACAACCAGATGAACCGATCGAGATTCCAGAACTTACTAAAGAAGAACTTGAACTAGATGAGTTTTTACAAGATGACATTGAAGTTGAAAAGATAAAAGCAGAAGAAGTTAAAACTAAGGAAACTAAGAAGAAATAACATGGAAGAAATTACACTAGATTTTGAAACCACTGACGAAAAGAAACTAGCATTTGAACCGCATAGATTCAACAAAAGTCAATTCAAACCAATCGGCGCACATATCATTGTATATGATATGAGTTTTGATGTTCGTATCACTACCAGTGGTATATTACTACCCAATGATGATATGAAAAGTGCAGGTATCAGACCACGCTGGGGAAAGATATACAAGATTGGCGCAGAGAATAAAGATCCTGATTTATATGAAGAACTATGGGTAATGGTAAGTCATGGTCGCTGGACTCGTGGTATCGATATCGAAGATGAAACGGGTAAGAAAACATTGCGTAGAGTTGATCATAGTGATATACTATTAGCATCAGACGAACAAGTGTATGACGAAACATTTAGCGACAAGGTGTATTGATGATAAATTGGTTTAAGAAAAAAGTTATTAGCTGGGTTAAAGAAGATTGGGATAAAGTTCGAAGTGATGGTAATAATGGGTTGATTCCCATGGATCGCCACGGTGTTACTGTTTCTAGTAAAGGTCGTAGACTAGATCAACATGGTATGAACTTTACAATCTATTCAGCGAACGGTGGATATGTCATGGAGTATAATACATATGATCCTAGAACAGATGAACGCAATACTGCACTACATATCATCACTAGTGACCAAGACTTAGGTCAAAGTATCGCACACATCATAACTTTTGAAATGCTTAGAAAATGAAGAATCAACTCTGGGTAGAAAAGTATCGTCCTAAATCTGTTTCAGATTATGTATTCGTAGACGAACGACAAAAACAACAAGTAGAAGGTTGGATACAGAATCAATCTATCCCGCATCTACTATTGAGTGGTGATCCAGGTACAGGTAAGACTACTCTTGCTAAAGTATTGATACATGAACTTGGTGTAGAAGATTACGATGTACTAGAAATCAATGCGAGTCGTGAGAATGGTGTCGCAATTGTGCGTGACAAGATCAATGGATTCGCACAGACTATGCCCTTCGGTAAATTCAAAGTCATCTTGCTTGACGAGGCAGACTATACTAGTCCAGAGTTTCAAGCAGCATTGCGTAACGACATGGAAGCATATGCTGACACAGTTCGTTTCATTCTTACTTGTAATTATGAACACAAAATCATTCCAGCATTGCGTGAAAGTCGTTGCCACAAGTTTCATATCGCTAAACCCGATCGCACAGACTATACGGCACGAGCAGCAACTGTATTATTGACTGAAGGTATTGAGTTTGATTTAGACACACTAGACAGCTATGTTCGTGTAGCATACCCGGACTTGCGTAAATGTCTGAATCAACTGCAAGTGAACAGCGGCACAGGTAAACTATTGCCCCCGCAATCAGAGGGTAATAGCGAACATGAATTACTGTTAGAAGCAACAACATTGTTCAAGAGTGGAAAGATTCTTGAAGGTCGTCAGCAATTGATGCAATACATTGCATTGTATCCAACTCGCATTGAAGATACGTATAAATGGATGTATGATAACTTAGACTTGTGGGGAACACAGCAAGAAAAGCGTGATGCAAGTATCATATTCATTCGTAATGGTCTTGCACAATTGCCGTTAGTAGGGATACCTGAGATTAGTCTAGCAGCGACATTGGTGGAATTAACATCGTAAAGGAGAAACAAATGATTAAAAACACATTAGTAGGATTATTGGTTGGTATTACATTAGTGGGTAATGTTATGGCAGAAGATGCACCAACAACATTATCAAACTCAGGAACTATAAGCCCTTATAAGGCTGAACGCGGTGGATTATTCTTAGCACCAGATTTACTTCTTGTGATTCCAGGAAACACTAAACTTGACATAAGCACTCAGTCTTGGGTAGATTCTTCAAACAACACTATTGTTATTTCAAAGATGCCATATGTTAGTGGTACCAAGTATGCTAAAGACTATGCAAAAGAAGGCAGTGTTTTTACTGTAACCACTGATAAGAAATATCGTTATTTTAACGGCAACGGATTACCATCGACACCGATGGGAGAGTATCCTGTACAACAAGGAACAGAAGCATACAAGTATTATAGTGTTGCACCCGGTGGACATGATTTTAGAACAGGCATTCCTGGCTCAGACTATTCAAGTGCTGCGGCTATTGGTATCAGTCCTTATAGGTTAGTTGTTCAACTACCAAAATACCCTAAAGCAACTGCTACTCCAAATCCAATCGCTTCATTGCCAATGGGTGTAACACTAACCGGTACAGTATGGCATTTTGAATTAGCAAACGCTAGCGGTACAGCATGGTATAATCCAACTTCATTGTTACCTATCGACCAATGCTGGGGGCATCCTTATGCCCAACAATATCACTTACATGGTTATTCATGGAAATGTTTCCCTAATCAAGGAACAGAAGGGCACTCACCGTTGTTTGGATATGCATTCGATGGATTTGGCATCTATGGACCTAGAGGTGATGACAGCAAAATGGTCACCAATGAACAACTGGATGAATGTCACGGACATACTCATAAAGTACTGTGGGACGGTAAAATCAAAAACATCTATCACTATCATTTGAACAATGAATATCCATATAGTATCGGTTGCTTTAGAGGCAAAGTTGACTATGATAAAGCATTAGGATCACCTGACATGAAGTCGCATGGTAAAATGGTTCATGTTACATCAGGACATAAACATAAAGAAGATGAAAGTCTTCCGGACATCATGGTTATACCAAGGGTACCGTTTCAATGAGATATCTATTGATTGTATTTGTTCGTAAACCCAACGGACAGATCGATGAACAAATTAGCATTAGTAAAAGACTACGTACATCTGACCTTCAAACATGTAACGTAATACTTGATTATGCTAAAAAGAAAATACAGAAATGTGTCATCGAAGGTAACACTATAGACACTGATTGGGAGAAGTTAAATGAATACTATAGAAAAGTATATCCTACATTAGTTGACCAATTAGAAAAGAATAATACTGAGAGTGAAACTCAGAAGAAGTAAAAAGGGGCAAATTGCCCCTTTTTTTAACTGTACAAGTTAAGTACATGTTCAATGATGTGGTGTCTCTGAACATCTTTAATGTCAAATTTGCACAATTGCAACCCTGGTATCACCCCCTTCCTCAATCGATTTTGTAAGTCTAGTAGCCCATTGTCGGCTGTTTTTCTATCGGCTTGTTCAATGTCGCCAGTAATTACAATCTTACTACCAACGCCGATTCTAGTCATAATCATTTTGAGTTGACCAGGTGTTGCATTTTGCGCTTCATCTAACACTACCCAACTGTGTTTGAAGTTACGACCACGACAGAATGCCAATGGGGCAATCTCTATAATCTGTTCATCTAACATGTGGGTTATTTCTGCTTGTGTGTAATACTCACGTAATACATCTAATAAAGGTCTTGTCCACGGTTCCATCTTTTGATT